CCGCCTGCCCGGTATCACTGGTAGAGGAACCTCCATTCCGGTTTGGCATCCCGCAGATGGTCAGATATGCGTCCTCCAAATCGTCCACAATGGTCTGCGTATTGGTCTGGTTCAGTTCAGACGCAATGCGGTATACTTTGGCCTCCATGCCGGGCTGAACGCTCTTGATGGTGATTGCCATGCCGCCCTTTGCCAGCTCCTTATACTGTCCGTTCTCCAACTCGCAGTTTTGGAACACGTCAAAAGCGTTGACGAAATCTTGAATACTGTCCAATCTATTGGACTCAATCATATTGATGGCATTCAGAATGGGAATGACCGGCTCAAACGCACCCATGCGGGCGTCATTGTTTACATACTCCACAATGGGGATATAGGGGATGGTGCGGGCTTCCTGCTTTGTGATCTGGCCATTCTGCACCTCGAAATACCATTTAGGAGTGTAAACGCAGAAGTATGGCTGGCCCTCCTCGTCTACCTGTTCCAGAACACCAGCGACCTTTTTCTGCCCTACGCCGCTATGGTAAATGCAGAACGCCGCTCGCGGGTCGAGTGTGTA